CCTGGCCGAATGCGGCTAATGTAAAATACCCGTTACTAACCACGGCGACCATGCAGTTTGGCGCTAGAGCCTACCCAGGATTAGTGGGCAGTGCGAATGTGGCTAAAGGCAAAGTGACCGGCTTTGATCCGACCGGAGAGAAAGCAAAAAGTGCTGAACGTATTGGAATGCACATGTCTTACCAACTTCTTGATGAAATGGAAGAATGGGAAGATGATATGGATCAATTGTGTTTGTCCATTCCGATTGTGGGCTGCATGTTTAAAAAATCGTATTTTTCACCCGCGAAAAATCGTAACGTGTCTGAATTGGTTTACCCGGCACGGCTGGTTGTTAATTACTGGACTAGACACCTAAGCTCAGCACCACGAGTGACTCATGAGATACATTTACAAGATAACGACATCATTGAGAGAATAAATTCAGGATTATTTATCGACCAGGATTACGAAAAAATTAAACCCCGTGAATTAATTGTCTCGGATCAGATTCACGGTACGCAAGCCCCTAACGACGAGACTAGCCCCAGCCTTTTCCTTGAACAACATTGTTGGCTTGATCTGGATAATGACGGTTATAAGGAACCTTATATCGTCACGACTTCGGGCGGTAAGGTGGCAAGGATTGTGGCGGGTTTCGATCTTAAGGGCGCACGCGTCAAGGGCAATAAAGTCGTCTCCATTACACGGACGGAGTATTTTACCAAGTACGGTTTTGTTCCTAATCCTGACGGGTCTTTTTATGACATTGGTTTTGGCCTGTTACTCGGTCCGGTCAACGACACCATTAATACGACTATCAACCAGCTTTTAGATGCTGGCACGATGAGCAATCGGTCGGGCGGGTTTCTGGGTCGGGGCGCTCGTTTGAAGGGCGGTGAACATTCGTTTAGTCCGTTTGAATGGAAACAGGTTATGTCAACGGGGGACGATTTGCGCAAAGCAATTGTGCCGTTACCGGTGCGTGAACCATCGGGCGTGTTGTTTAATTTATTAAGCTTGATGATTGAGTCGGGCAAGGAATTGTCGAACACGGTTCCAATGTTACTGGGTCAAAACCCGGGACAAAATCAGCCGGCTACTACGTCGATGGCGGTTATTGATCAAGGCTTGAAAGTTTACTCGTCAATTTTAAAAAGATTGCATCGATCATTAAAAGCGGAACTGCGAAAACTGAAAAAACTGAACAGTATTTATTTACCGGAAAAAAGCTATTTTCAGATAGTCGACCCCAAGCTTGACAAAGGTCAAGATCCTTCATACATATTGCAAACCGATTACCGGGGTGATGTGACTGATGTGATTCCTTATTCTGATCCGGCGATTGTCTCGGAAGTGCAGCGCACTATTAAAGCCCAGCAAATTACTGAGATGATGCAACAAGATTTAATTCCGAACAAAACAGCGGCGGCTAAAATTGTACTTGAAGCCATGGACATACCGAACATTGATGAACTGTTGACCCCGCCTGAGCCCGTGCCCGACCCCGAACAGGAATTAAAACAAGCGGAAGCCCAGCACAACCAAAAAATGGACATTGCCCGACTTCAATTAGAACAAGCGCGACTGGAACTTGAAAAAGAACGCTTGCGTATTTCTGAAGTGAAGGACGAAACAGCCGGAATTCTAAACTTAGCGAAGGCCGAGGCTGAAGAATTTGGCACGCAGCGCAATGAATACAAGGCCGACCTTGATGAAATAACCGAGGGCAAAGAGCAGGAACGAAAAGAAGAGGAAATGGAATTGAAGCGTGAACAAATGAAAATGCAACAACAACAGCAAGCACAACAACAAATGAGAAAACCGAATGGACAAGGATAGTTTTGCTGAGTGGCTGGACAACCCGGTAACAGAATATTTTATTAAATACCTAAAGGACTCGGCAAAAGAAGAATCGACTTTTTTGGCCGAGGCTATTTTGCATGGTGAGACCATTCCTTTGGACGATCAAATTCGAGTGTCGACGTTAAGCATGACGTTGATGCAGATTAGTGAAATTGGACTTCAGGAAATAGAAACGTTTTACACTAAATAGAGATTAACGAATTAGAAATCGACCGATCAGGGCAGCTTGATCGGTTTTTTTATGTCTGAGAATAGGAGATACAAATGTTAGAAGCTTTAGGTAATCGAGTCATTATTAAACCTGACTCAATAGAAGAAGTGACCAGTGGCGGTATCGTCATTGCTCAAACTTCAACTTATGTTCGAGAAGAAAAGGCGGCTACCTCAACGGGTATCGTGGTTGATTTTGGTCCGGCTGCATGGCTTGACCCCGCACTAGGCGGTGAACCATGGGCACAAATAGGGGAGCGTGTTGTGTTTGCGCGATATGCAGGGAAGTACGTGACCGACCCTGATGACGGCGAAGAGTACGTGGTCATCAATGACGATGCAATTCAAGCCAAGGTACTCAAGCTTGACGATGTTTCTGCGAAGGAGGTTGCGTAATGAATGATACTGCGGAGCAAATTAAAGAGGCTGAAGGTCAGGGCTGGCAAGCCGACTTTGAAGGCGAGAATAAAAAAACGGCGGCTGAATTTATTCATGATGGGCGATTCTTCAAGCAGATTGATGAATTGAAGTCAAAAAATTCAAGCCTGCAAAAATCGTTTGAGCAAATGAAAGGGCATTATGAAAAAGTTCGAGTGAGTGACCTTAAAAAAGCTGAAGCTGATTATAGCGACAAAATTGAGAGCCTGAAGGCCGAGAAGGTGACGGCGCTTGATGAAGGTGATAACTCCCGTGTTGTTGAAATTGACGAGCAAATACGCACGGCGGTTAAACCTTCTGAGCAAACCCCGGATAAACCACAAAGCAATCCTGAGTTTGATACCTGGGTGAGTGAGAACAAGTGGTATGACGACTCGGTTTTTCTTCAGATAGAGGCTGATAAAGTGGGTGAGTTTTACTACGGCAAGGGCTTACGTGGCAAAGAGTTGTTTAATGCAATTGGCGATCACGTTCAAGAATTGCATCCTGATAAATTTACTAATCAAAAAAGAAATAAACCCGCAGCCGTTGAAGGTGATACGCCAGGTAGGGCGAAACCATCGACGGGGAAAGCGTCGGAAAAAGACTTGACCGCTAATGAGCGTGAAGTTTTTAGAAATTTTAAAGCTAACGGGGTATTTAAAACTGACGAAGACGTACAGACGTACTTCCAACAAGTGATGGAGATTCGATAATGGTTAAGTGGACGGACGAGAGAAGACAAGCTGCAAGTGATCGCATGAAGGAAGTTAACGAACGGAAGAAAAAATCTGAAGTTAGTAACTCGATGCGCGTGCCGGTTGGCGGGAGACGGAATGTAACCACTGTGAATGATACGCCGGATGGTTGTATTGACCGATGGGTCAACGATGCACCTGGGCGAGTAGATAGGTTTAAGCGAGCGGGGTATGAGTGCGTATCAGCCGCAAGTATTGGGGATTCCGGTGTTGACGGGTCTCATTCTGAATCTGGTGTTGTTACCCGCGATATGGGTAAAGGCACGACGGCGTATTTGATGCGACAGCGCAAAGAGTATTTTGTTGCGGATCAAAAAGAAAAGCAATGTGCCGTTGATGAATCAGAAGAGTCCATTCGTCGGGACGTTAAAGACAAACTTCATGATGGTCATTATGGCTCGGTAGCCATTGATCGTCACTAATCATAAGGAAATTTATTATGGCTAATCCAGATCGCCCACGAGGCTTTACTCCGATTAAAATGTTATCGGGTGCACCTTGGGCTGGAAACGTTCGTTCTGTTGCGGTTGCCGCTGGAACAGATATTTTTTTAGGCGACTTGTTAGTGCTCGCTGCCGGTCTTGCGACTCCGGCGGCAACGTCGGCGACAAATGTTTTAGGTGTTGCTGTTGGCTTTGGCAAAAGAGACAAGGGCAGTGGTCAGTTTGCAAGCGCTTACAACCCTGACAACTTGACTACGTTGTATTACGACGATGGTGCCTCCGTTGCTGCTGACTGGCGGGTTTTTTACGTGCCAGTTTACGACATGGTGTTTGAAGCACAGTCGGACGCGGCGTTAAGTCTTGCCGTTGGCGATCCGGCTGATTTGCTGGCGACTGCGGGTAATCCCGTTACAGGACGTTCTGCTCAGGAAATTGCAGCGAGCGTCAATGGTGATGTTGCGGTTGTTGAGATTCCGGCTTTTCAGGATAACGACCCTCTCACGGCCAACACGCGATATTGGATAACCGTACCGCGCACTAACTCAGTTAATCATTAAGGAGTAAATCATGCCTATTACTACTGGCAATTTTGCCAAATTATTGTGGCCGGGTCTTAACGCGATCTACGGTCACAAATACAACGAGTACCCTGAAGAATCCAAAATGATCTTTGAAACTAAAGGATCACACAAGGCATTTGAAGAAGATGTGGGTATAACTGGTTTTGGAACGGCTTCGGTTAAAACTGAAGGCAATCCGATTGGTTATGACACGGAACAACAAGGGTTCTTAACGCGCTACAACCATGTTGTGTATGGTCTTGGTTTTATCATCACTGAAGAAATGATGGATGATGATCAATACGACACGGTGGGGCAACGTCGAACAGAAGGCTTGGCGTATTCGATGCGCGTCACTAAGGAAATTGTGGCGGCTAACGTATTAAACCGCGCTTTTAATGTTGCCTATGTTGGTGGTGACAATGCCTCATTGATAGCCTCGGTTGGTGGTGGCGGTAGTGTGTCGCACCCTAATGTATCGGGCGGGTCATGGACCAATGGTGTCGCAACCGCAGCGGATTTATCCGAAGCCGCGTTGGAGCAAGCCGTTATCGATATCGGCAACTTCCTGGACGACCGTGGAAAACAAATGAAAGCCTTGCCTAAAAAGCTAATCATTAAAAACGATTTGCAGTTTGAAGCACAGCGTATTTTGGAATCCATCCTACAGTCTGGATCGGCAAATCATGACATTAACGCGATGCGCTCAATGGGTGCTATTCCTGAAGTGGTGATTAATCATTACTTAACGGATGTTGATGCCTGGTTTATTTTAACCGATGTTCCAAATGGAATGACGCATTTTGAGCGTAAGGCTGCAAAATTTGCGGCTGATAACGATCATGACACTTCGAACGCGAAGTTTAAATGTACTGAACGTTATTCGTTTGGCTGGACCGATCCACGGTGTTTGTACGGATCGCCTGGCGCGTAGTTCTTAGCCCCTAGAAATAGGGGCGACTCTTTAATAAATTCATCAGGAATGGCGTTATGGGTAAAGCTGATTTTTTAAAACGGCATGACTGGAATGCGTTTTGTGATCGTTGTGGCGAAAAACGCAAAGCCAGCAATCTAAAAAAAACCTGGGACGGATTTTACGTTTGTCCTGAAAGCTGCTGGGAACTTCGTCACCCTCAAGATTTTCTTCGAGGTAAAAAGGACGACCAAAGTGTGCCTTGGACAAGACCGGAACAACCGGATCAAGAAACTGACAATTCCTCTTGGGCTAAACCCACGGACGTTCCTAAAGGGTCGTTCGACAATTCATTATAGGTAAAAATTATGGCTGTAAAATTACTGAACGCGGTAACAAACGTGGGCTCTAGTGGGTCGTGG